TGACAAATCATCTGTGCTTCCAGCTTCTACACCGGGTGCATCTGCTGCGTTGTTGTTGTCGCCTTCCCATACCTTAAGTAGGTTACCAGCCTTTAGCCATGTAACTGAGTATCCACCTGTTGGCTGACACTGTACCGAATAGAAGAAGTCCATTCCAACATCATCTGGCGAGAAGGGTTCGCCACCTGTTACGTACGATGAGTCAAAAGCGATCTGCAGTACCTTGTAGCGCAGGTCGCCCATTGATCCCTCTTTGATTGTTGTAATTCCTAGAGCCAGTAGTGTTTCTCCTTGTACCAAAGAAAGGGACGGGCATTGCTACCCGCCCCTTTCTCGTGTGTCCAGTTTAGTTTTCCGTGTCGCTGTTTAGGCGTTAAGGTCAGTGATTTTCGCCTGCGTGATGAAGTTCTTGCATCGTAGCTCACCCATCGTGTAGAGGAGTCCTCGTACAACGAGAGCGTTTGCTGCGAAGTAGTCACGGTTCTCCATGTACTGCGTTGGCTGAGCCACTGCAATCTCAAGGAAGTCCGTGTCTAGAACGTAGATGTTTGAACCAAGCTCTGCGTATGCCGCAGTCATTGAGCCGGGTACATCAGCATCAGGTAGGATTGGAATCCCTTGGTACGTGGCCAACACTAGACCAGTACGAGTACCGGGGAATGTTCGCTCGTTACCGACGCCAACCTGATAGTCTTCCTGACCATTGTATCGTTGCTGTGAAGCAAGGAGTCGTTCCATTCGGAAGTACTGGTCATGGTTCATGACGATCAATTTGGGGTCTCCGCCCTTCTGGCGAATGTTCTGGATGGCAGTGTCAATCAAACTAAGTGAGAGATCACGGCCTATACCGTTGTTGTGCTGAACTGAACCAGCAGCATTCCAGTTACCGGAAGTTCGGTCAGAGACGGTGATACCGGAGTATACGTTGGTCTCAATACCACCCGTTCGGGCTGCGAATACCGTACCGTCAATAGATACGATGTCGTCGATGGAGGTTAGTCCACCTCGGCCTACTGCGTACATTACGTCACCGTTGGCTACCGTCGGACCCGTCATCGTGGTTACTGCGTGGGTAATGGTCCCGCTGGTTGTATTAATTGCTGATACAGTTAGCCCACCTTGGTCATTCTGGCTGTCGTCAGTTGCGTCGTTATGAGCAACACTGTCACCTACGTGGAAGTTACCAGCGTAAGCAGGGGTCGTACCCTGAATAGTCGTGATGTTGGTACCACCAGTCGCCAACATAGCTGACGAGCTAAGAAGCTGTTCCTGAAGCTCCTTAATGTGGTCTAGCTGAGCATTCTCATTCTCAAGTGCTAGAACATCACCAACACCACCCTCAAGCTGTGCAACGAAAGCGGACTTTACAGATGCACCGAATGTGGTAGCGATGGTTCGTGGTAGACTGGATACTACCTGAATGTCTGACACGTCTACTACTGGTAGGTTACCAGTCTCAGTAACCGGGGTGGAGCGCTGGCTACCACGATCAGTCCTGATCCTCCAACCAGCAGTCTGACCCCAAACAACCCTTGGAAGGGCGTTGAAGAATCGGGTCTGGTTGTTAAGTGCGTGCCACACCTTACGTCCGTAAGTTGTGTTGAAAATGTTTGTAGATTCGTCTACCGTAAAGTATTCGGCTTTCTGCAAAAACTGAGGTCCGTAGACGCTCTGGTTCAGCCCTCGCTGGGATTCAGCGAGGAACTGCATTAGTGATGGTTGGTCATTTGCCATTTAATATTTCTCCTTTTAGGTGTGATGAGCTAGCGTACTGCGTAGCTTAGCTGACTTTACGAGACTTGAACCGCTCGGTAATCTCAGAAGGGATACCTGCGGTATTGCCCTGCTCTAGACTATCTTCGAGTTGTCGTAGCTGGTGGTAGCTAAGGCTGTCAGCTAGTCCATCTTCTACAGCAAACTGGGGCTCCTCACTCGTCGACTTGGTTAGAGGAACTTCACTACCAGCGTTTAGGCCTAGAGTAGCATCGCTAATCTGAGTAGGCTTCAACATACCGCTAGTGTTTACAATTCCCATCTTCTGAAGAACTCCCTGTACACCCTTTTCGATTCGGGCCTCACCCTCGGCAATCTGCTTCGCAAGCTCCGCCTTGAGTTCATCTACAGCTTTCTTCACTTCCTCTGGCTCGTCTTCCTTATTAGGATACTTGTCGGACTTGTCGTCGTCGGCCTTGCTCACATCTTTCTCATCTTCGTCATCATCTTTCATAGCGTAACCACCGGCCTGAATAGTCGCCTGCTGTTCGGCAATAGTCTTGTCTACATTGACAGGCGTCTCGGAGTCGTCTACTTTAGAAGCTCCGCCCTTGCCGCCACCATTCTTGTCGCCGTCATATGAGGCGCTGTCGGTGGGGTCATTGCCTAGACCGGGCATACCTTGGTCTACCTTGCCTAGCTCTTTGATGATTTCCTGAACTAGACTGTCACGTGCATCAGTAGCCTTTTTAACTTCTTCGGCCTCTTCTGCGGCGTCGTCTTCCTTGCTCATGAAGGAATGAATGCTGTCGAGGGATTTTGCAACCGCTGTCATAGCGAGCGTTGCGCCTTCTCTGTCGTCACGCATTTCCTTGATTAGTTCTTCGAGAGTAAATTCGTCGGCCATACTTTCCTCCTATGAGGGAATTTCGTCTGGTATTTTGATATAAAAATACGAGCAGTCGTGCTTAACCACTCGTATTATTATACTATATACACGAAAATATCCTAGCAGGAATCTGCG